ATGAAAACGGACAAAAGCAAGTTTTTAGCCCCACGCAACGACATTACATTTAAATGTGGTGTGTGTTTGCATGTGTGGGATTCTGAGCCTGAAGAAGTCATTGATGACGATATTCTGTCTCATCCCTATCGATATTTTTCTACTTGTCCGTCTTGTAGAGCCCGTTCACAGCAAATACCTTGGCAGCGAGGGTTATTTAGTAGCTATGTAAAATCAACAGGCCCGAAAACCCTAGAAGGAAAAGCGGCCTCTGCTGCAAACTTGGATGGTCACCCCACACCAGAGGAAGCGTTAAGAACGCGATTCAATGCGTTGAAACACGGCGCAGCGGCAAAGCAAGCTCTCTATTTTCCTGCTAAGCCTGGCAAATATGACGCGTGTGAAACATGTGATATCGATTTTGACTACTGTAGCCAGCAAGTGGCATGCATGCGCAAAACTGAATTATTTATGCGCCATCTGATCGCCATTGAAAGTCACGACCCAAAAATGTTGCGTGAGCACCAAGCGATGCAACAGGCTAACTTTGCCTCGTTAATGGATGACATGCTGATAAGCGTAATTAATAAAGGCGTCGTGCTAGAAACACCGGCATTCTCATTTGATAAAGACGGTGGCTTTCACCTTGCTCAGTACACTGATAGTGAAACTGGTAAGAAAACCACCATTATGGATACGAAAGCCAACCCACTGCTTAAGCATATCTTCGACCTAATGAGTAAAAACAATCTTACGCTTGCTGATTTGGGTATGACGCAAAAAGTGCGTGAAGAAAATGAAATTCAAATGGGCCGCTTACAGCAAGAAGGGAAAGATAAGCAGAGCTTGGCTGACTTCCAAAGCAAACAGCATGAATTACTTGATAGCTTGCGCGAAAAAATAGTGAATTCTCAGAATGCGCTTAGCCAAGATGAAATATTGCTAGAACATAAAAAAGCGAACGGCGATGGCTGAACGTGTTACAGCAAAAGAAAGACAGCGCCTGCAGCATTTGGCTGAAGCTGAAATTATGCGTTACAAGGGCGACCATTCCCTTTGGCATAAGCATGTTCACGATATAACACTAGATCCAATGCAGGTACTTAAGTGTTATGAAATGGATAGGTACCCAAACACCATTGACAATAGTTGTCGTCGTACAGGTAAGACCGCAGTTAAAGAAATGTGGAACCTTGAATACCTGGCAACGAATCCCGACCAAGAATTGGGCATTGTGGCGCCCAAAGAAGCACAAAGCCTGGTTAACCTTAATTACCATCTAGACGCTATTCGTCGGTCTGAAATTCTCGGTAACTTTATTGAGTACCGCAATGGCCGTAAGCAAATGAGCGATACTTATTTTAGGTTCTGCAACCGAAGCATAGCGCGAGGCTACGGTATATTCTCCCAAATCGACGGGGGCGATTTAACCTTGGCTTCTATCGAAGAAGTCGACGACTTGGACCAAGAGCGCCTTAACTCCCGTTTCCTTCTTACAATGGGTTCAACACGCCGTTTAGGTGCAGATGAAAACGCCAAAAACGAACCGATAATTAGAATTACAGGTGTTTTTAAAGGTGCGTCGGTACTTTCAAACTTGTTAGAAACGAAGAAGTACCACTTATTGCCGACGGTCGATTGTCACTTAGGCGTAGAACTTGGGATCCTAAACGGTAAGTTTATCGACGACATGAAAGTGCAGCTTTCACCCGAAGAATACATTCGCCAGCTGCTGTGCATTAATACCAGTTCTACCAACTTAATTTGGGAAAAGTATATTCGTGCAGCCATTCAGATGGGCGCAAAAACCAACATTGAAATGGTTATCCCCGAGCCTGGTACCAGATATAGAAAACGCGGTTTATTAAGTTTTGGCTACGATGCTGCAGGCCATGGCGAAAGCGCTACCGCCTCAAAGCACGCTTTTATCGTTACTGAGCAAGTGGGCAACTATGTTGTTTTCGTGTTTGCCAAAACATGGGCCGCAGGTACCGACGATTCGGTTGTTAAAAATGACTTACTTGCGTTCTGGCGTTACTTTCGCCCCGACTACGCAATAGGCGATGCTTACGGCTTAGGTATGCTTACCCAGTTAAACCACGACCTTTATTATGAAGGGCTCACCCCAGTTGATATACGAGCGATTAATGATGGTGAGTCGAATGCTTCAGCATGGAATGATTGGGCCTTTGCACCTTTGCGTTTTGAAGGCTCAATAAAACACAGCATGGCGCAAGCCTTAAGAGGAGTTTTCCACCACGGCCACGTCGTTATTCCCTACGTTGAACATTTAGAACCGTCGGGCTTAGATATCGACAGTTTAGCAATTTCAGATATGAAAACCTTTATTAAGCAACTATCGAACATCAAGCCAGAAGAAACCAGTAAGAGTTATTCAAGTTACGTCATGGTGCTAAAGAAAATAGGCGACGACTTATTTGACGCTGCTATGGCATCTGTGTGGGCGCTAGCGACAAGAGGCCAGCCGAAACCAAATACAGCCGTAATGACATCTTCTCGAAGTCGCGAAGATTTACTTGGCACTACCATTTTATTACCAGGGGTATAGAAAGTATGGGAATTATATCAACAATTAATCGAGCAATTGGTCGCCATACTTCCTCGGTAGACGCTGTAAGTAAAAGTGAAGAGTTACAGCACAAACAAAACACGCGTGGTGGAACCACGGTTAATACTGAAAACTATGTAAGACGTTTATACAACGAACTATATGTTTCCCCTGATTATAAAGCGTCAGTTCACCACATTAGAGAAATGGACCGCACTGACCCCCGTGTTAAACGAATTCATAGACGCATGGCCAGAGATGCAACAAAGAACGGTATTCGCCTGCAATGGAATGGAAAAGAAAACGACCGTATAAGTCGGCTATTCAAGTTATGGGTTAATCGTCTTGGCCTCAATAACCCTCAAAAGCTGCACTCTGACGCAAGAGGTGCAGTGATGGAAGGTGCGCTTGCAATGCAGTGGGTTGTGAATGACCAGCGAAACATGGTGTCTGGCCTTCGCATGCCAGCAGAAACCATTCTTGCTGATACGTTGCCAACTGGGCAACTTAAAAACATCGCCGCAGCGTATAAACAATTAGACCCCGTCGGTGGGTACCAGATTATTGCTGAGTTTGCTTTTTGGCAGCTTTCCGTTGTCAGAATTGACCCCGACAACTACGACGACTTTGGTTCTAATGGTCGACCTTATTTAGATGCAACACGAAAAACGTGGAAGCAGCTGCAAATGACAGAAGACGATCTAGTTATTCGCAGACGAACACGCGCCCCCCAGCGCTTTAGCCACGTTCTTGATGGTGCCACAGCGGAAGAACTTCAAAAGTATAAAAACGGCATTGAAAACGAAAAGGGTTTAATGACCACAGATTTCTATTCAAACAGAAAGGGTGGGGTAACTGGGGTTAATGGCGATGCCAACCTAGACCAAATTAACGACGTTGTGCATTTGCTCGATACGTTCTTTAGCGGCGCCCCAGCCCCAAAAGGGTTATTTGGTTATTCAGATGGGTTAAGCCGAGACATTCTAGAAGACCTTAAAAAAGACTACTTTGAAGAAATAGAGGGCCTGCAAGATACCCTTTCACAAGTTTACTTTGAAGGATTTCGCCTGCAGCTACTGTTAGCCGGAATTAATCCCGACTCTTATAACTTCAATGTGCAGTTTACCGAGCGTAAAACAGAAACTCGTAATCAGAAAGCAGACTTGGCGCTTAAGTATCAAGCGCTGGGTGTACCAGATTCACTAGTATGGGAAACGGCAGGCTTCGAACCTGCTTATGTTATGGATAAAATTAAAGACCAGAAATCAAGTGGTGATCCTTATCCTGGCGAACAAGACGATGATGATGGCACTCTAACCAATGATAGCCCAAAACTTCGTGTTAAAGTTACACCTGGTAATGAGCCTAAAGGTGAGTCTGCAACCTATGTCCGAAACGCTTAAACCCATTGGTGATAATTTAGTTGTTACTGATGAAAAAACAGTTATGTCGTCTGTTTTAGAGGTTATTGACAGTCGCCCGTCAAACCTAGCCACAGTGTTAGCTGTTGGCGAAGGTCGCGTGCTTAAAAACGGTAAACGGGCGCCGATGATAGTTAAGCCAGGGGATAGAGTTTTACTAGGTAGGTATGCTGGTTTTAGGTATGAACTTGCTGATACCACGGTTCGCCTGCTTTCTATCAATGATGTACAAGCCATATTATGAGTGAGTGATCATGAGTGAATTATCACGCAAGAAAGCAATAATAAAACGGGCACAGGCATTGGCTTTAAAAGAGTACTTTGCCCTCGACCTTAGCACGCTGGCTGAACTGCAAAGCTACTACGAAAGCAGCTTAGAAGAGGTGATAAGCATTCTCCTTTTCTACGCTGACAGTATTGGCATTATTCGCTTGCAACAGCTTTCCGCACTACGGGCCGACATAGAACGTGCACTTAATAATTTGGCAAGCCTACAAACCGAACTGCTAAACAGAAGTTTGTTGGCATCGGCCAATATTGGTGTAAAACCTTTTTTGTCACATTCAGCAGCTGAATCGGCGTTAGATATTGCCCAGCGAACAACGCGTTTCGTTAAACAATTCACTGGTGAAGACGGCTTACAGTTATCTGACCGACTTTGGATAATTAACGATAACAATAAGAATAAAGTGCTACGAGCGATAAACAGCGCGGTTATTCAAGGGCATTCAGCCAGAGAGGCCGCGGCCAATTTAGTAGCCAACAACGAGCTGCCCACTAAAGAAATTCAAAACAAGGTTAATAATGCATCTGCAGAGAAGATAGGAAACGTGCTCAAAGCACAAGGTAAGGATGAAGATGCAGCTTATTGGCAAGCCAGGCGTTTGTTTAGAACAGAGATAAATCGCGCTCATGGCATGGCTTATCAAAATAGCCTGGCAGACGATGACGACATTATAGGTACACGCTTTATACTTAGCCCCAATCATCCAAGAGTGGATATTTGCGACATGCATGCAAGCGTGAATCGATTTGGCCTAGGCAGAGGTGTTTACCCAAAAGGCAAAAATCCGTGGCCTGCTCACCCGAATACCCTTAGCTATGTAGAAGCTGTATTTACCGATGAAGTGACCGACGAAGACCGAGCCACCAAGCAAGACCGAATAGAGTGGCTAAGCAATCAATCGGGCAATATTCGCATTGGTGTATTGGGTGTTTATAAGAATAATTTACTTAAAAATGACCTGTTAAAAGAAACCATGATCAGGTCAAAAGTTAAATTATTGAAAAAGAGGTTTGGGAACTGATGTATCGGCAAAGACGGATTATTTTGTCAATCTATACGGTGAATAATTGCCACCCAACTTTCTAGAAAGCGCCGAATAATACATGTTCGCATTTAGGCACGCTGATTGCTGGTATTTATTTCCAAAGGTCAACATAAGGACAAGACCAAAATGAAAAAATCAGTAATTGTTTTAAGTTTGAGTATTTTCGCTTCGGGGCTATTTTCATCTGAAATTGCAGTGGCGGGAGAGAAGAAAGTAACAGTTAAAAAAACATCAACTGTTACTATTCCTACTACAAAAACAATCAGGCCAAAAAAACCTGATTTAGGGTTTTAGATCACTCTGATTTTTGTCCCAAGTCATATAGCGACCTAAACCTATCGCGTCAGGTCGCTTGTTATCTTTTACCACTCTATGAGCCAATAAGATTGCCAAAGTTGCGTCAGCTAAAATAACGATACTGTCGTATAGAAAATAAATGTTGATATGATTATTGGAAGCAAAAGCAGTAGTTACTTTTCCATCCGCTGGGACATCATAGTAAAGCCCATAAGCTGTAGAATAAATCGCTATAGTAAAATCTAGAACCATCCAAAACGATGCATAGCAACTTAGCATAATACCTAAATTTGTGCTTTTAATTGGGCCTACAATTTTATCTGCCGTTTTATCGCTGACACCTATTTTTTCGAAAAAATTAAGTAATGTTGCTTGTATAGACGTGTAATAAGTGAAGGCCAAATACATGGGCGTACTTGCTACGAAAAAAACCCATAGTTTTAAGTAGATTAATTCACCAGAAAGCTCTAAGAAAGCATAGAATAAATAGTGATTCACAACCAAAGTTACCCCTAAAAGAAACACGTAGCGGTTGTTTGCTTTTCCTTTCATAAAAACGCCAGCATAAAATATCACCCAAAGGCTGACGTAAAAAATTGCATATTCAATTATTGACTCTGAAGTGAAATCTCCAAGTGAAGGGCCAATACTGATTAAGCTGAAGGACAAAAATACAAAACCTATTAAGCGCACGGGTATATTAAAAGAAAACATAACTTACCCCTTCAGTAGACCTAAAAATAAATCTTTCAATTGCGATGCAATTGTTTCGTTGTCTTTGTCCTCATCAAGGAAAAATCCTGTTTTTGAGATATATAGTGACCTAATTGCACGCATTAATTTAACTTCCTTGTCAGCAGTAATCTTAGTTTCCCCAGCTTCTAGATATTGATACGATCTTAATGACATTCCTACCGATTGGGCCACTTCTTCCTGAGAGAGCCCGAATGATTCTCGTCGTTGTTTAACTAGCTTAGCTAGCGCCTTATTTCCTCTATCCATAGCCACACCTCAACCTTTTTGTATTGCGCAAAATATAACAAAAGCGCAAAACTAACAACGCAGGAAAACTGCGTTACTTACTGAATATCCGCATAAATATTGCGCTGCAATAAATCAGCGTTAATAAATTTATCTATTTTAGGTAGAGTTTTTTGCGTTATTAAACCCAAGAGAAATTCAGGGAAGAGAAAAGTGTCATTGGTTAGTTGTGCCAAATTGATGGTTATATATCTTAGAAAATTGGTTGGTCATTTTTGCCCTAACGCTGCGTTTTATGCGCTGCCACACTCAAACTAGGTTAATAATAGTTGAGTATGGACATGAGCCAACACAACCGAAAAATCCAATTGGAAGCACCTACTCCTGCAAAAACGGTGCGCTTTCTTGCCTCTGCAGTTTCGGTGGATGCCGAACAAAAAACCTCAGTGGTTACCATTACCCGAACGGGTAGATTTTATGATCCTCGCTACGGCAATTTTGAAATTAGCACCACTATGTTGCAAAGCATGGTGGACAACTTCAATAAAGGTGTTTTTGGTCAGGATATATTCATAGATAAAGCCCATAACCCAAGTGATGGTGCAGCAGGCACAATTACACGCTTATTCCTGGATGGGAACAAACTGCGTGGTGAAGTGGCGTGGACGCCTTTCGGTCAAGAACTGATTGAAAAGAAAGGTTATCGCTACTTGTCAGCGGAATTTATTGAAAATTTCGTCAGCAACGAAGAGCCCCATACCGAATTTGGTCCCACGCTTTTAGCGGCTGGTTTGGTGGTTCGCCCCTGTATTAAAAATCTAGACCGTGTAGAGCTATCAGAAAGTGAAAACTTTGATGGCATACAGCTAATTTCACAGCAGCTGGCGGTTCAATTCTCTAAGGAATCAAACGTGGATAAGTTAATTAAGTTATTTAAAGAGGCGCTTGCGAATAAAAAGCTAAGCGAATCGGCCATTGCAAAATGGGTAGAAACGGCCAAAAAAGTGCTTGAGGGAATTTCCGATGAAACCCAACAAAAAACACTCATGGCTAATTTGCAAGAAACGGCGTTAGCACTTGCTGAATCTTCACCAGAGAACGTTCCTGTTATTAACGTAACAAGTAAAGGTTTGTCTGAACCCGAAGTTAAAGCGTTGTTTGAGCAAATGGAAAAAGACAAAGCCAAAGCGTTGTCAGACACTGAAGCAAAGCGCGCTGCAAACGTTAAGCTGTTCACTGAACAGGTTAATGGAACTGAAGGCCTTTCTGATGGTGTAAAAGCGAAGCTGCTAAAATCGGCTGACCTTATTACTGCCGATATGACAGACGCCCAAGTAAAAGCACTGGCAACACAGCAAATTGTGCTGGGTGAAGAGCTAGAAGCGCAAACCAAACTGGCAGGCATGGGTTTCCAAGGCAGCAATGGCCCGATGGGCTCTGTTGTACTGGCGTCTGGTCACAATGCCAACGCAATGAAACTTGCCGAAGATGTGCGTAAGCAGCTTAAGCAAACGTCGTCATTCTCGAATGGTGCTATTCGTTTATCTGAAACTGTCGACCCGTTTGTAGATAAAGTGCTTTCTCTTTTTGATGGGCAGTATAACCAGCAGCTAAATCGCGAGTATAAGGTATTAAGTGGTGAAGAAGGTGGCATTTCTGACACATCACTGCCATATGCCTTCCGTCGTGAAGTAATTCGCGAAGCACTACATGATATGAACATTCTTCAGCTGGTAGCAGCAGAGACAGACCCTGGTGCACAAGCAACTACACAAATTCCTTATGAGCAGCGCAAGGCGTTCAAAGGCCGTAACGACGGGATAGTCTTCGAGCGTGGCGGTATTCCAAAGGCTGGTGTTACTCAAAAAATGGACATGGCATACATTAACGCAATGAAGATTGCCTTTAATGTTTCTAATGAAATGATGCACTTTACCCGCGTTAGCAATGTGAATTGGGATTCATGGGGCCGTCACGTTGCTACTTGTTCTCGTATTTTGCGTGAAATTGTTGTGCGCCGCTTAGCTAATGAAATGCTGCGTATTTCTGATAGCTTGGCAGCTGTAGCTGTAAGTGCAGAGAATATCGCTGCACAACTAGATGGCTCAAACACGGTAGTTAAGACAAGTGCGTTCCCTGTTGTTCGCCCACATCAGGTTTTCGACCTAGAAGGTAATACGGTAGGTAATACATCTAACCCTATAACCATTATGTTTGGTGCAACTGAAATCTTACCTTTTGATGGTTCAGGTAAGCAGGCCGCTGGCACTTACTACGTGCTAGCAAACTGCAACCTTGGTTATATCCAGTTTGTGGATGAAACCGGTGAAGTGGTTACGCCAAATGAAGCAACAGCCACTATTTCATATAGTCGCGCAACCAACGTTGCAATGTTCGACATTGATCTGCCAGCTGACACCAAGCTTGAACAGCACCTAAACGGTTTGTTACGTAAAATTGGTAACCGTAAAGCGGTAATGAAAGATGACCGTTTCCAAGCGCCTAACTTCCTGCTTATGAGCAATACCCTAAACGACATGTGTACTAACGCAGAACAATTCGTGGTTAGCCTTAAGCGTGACGGTAGCGACACCAACGGTATGGGCGATTTGGCGGCCATTAAAGCAATGCCAGCATGGTCAACCAATGCACCTGGTATCGATTTAGGAGACGAACGTATCTTAATGGGCCAGCGTGGTACTACTCACTATCGCGTAGCAAAAGCGTTTGCTATGAGCGAAATGCAAGAAGGGCGCGACCCTGAAACGGGTGAAATGAACGGTACCAAAGAAGCATACGGCGAAGAATACAATGCTATTCACACGCCTAAGCCACTGGCCGACCGTTACACTTCGGTTGTTGTGTACTCAGCTACTGGCCGCTAAGCCAGACATGTAACCCCAAAAAGGGCAGGCCATATTTGCCTGCCCTTTTTATTAACTGGCTAAAAGGTAAAAACCATGAAAGCAAAAGAAGCTATTACAAATACCAGTGCCGCAATAATGTTTGTAGCTGGTAAAATGATTCAACCCGGTGAAACCCGTCTTGTTGACGTTTTAAAACCGTCAAAATCACCTCAAGTGGCCACAACGTTATTTGATGCCAAAGCTACCCTGTCGACATCGGTAACTAAGTTAAAAGAGCAGTTTGAGCTGTTTACACAAGACCAACTTCATCAGCTTCATGCTGAAGAACAGCAGGGCCAAAACAGAAAAAGTGCATTAGATGCCATTTCTGATGAAATTCAGTCTCGTGAATACAGCACCGAGCTAGAAGAATTTGCATTAGCACTTTCAAGCGTTGAAGACCTAGATGCCCTGTTGCTTGATGTAGCTAACGACGACGCCAAGGTAGCAATGGTAAAGGATGAAATAGCAAAACGGGCAGAGCAGCAAAAGAATGGCAATAAATAAAGCGGACCTTGTAGCAAGCTTATTGGCATCGGTATCAAGCAGTACTAAGCTGCTTGATACTGCCGATATCACGGTAACTGATAACATTGTCGATAATGCATTAAATGCACTATCTAGGTTAGCGCCAGCAACGGGCATAGATACCATTTCATTGCAGCCTGGTGTACAAGTTTATGCCGCACCAGACAACCTTTGGGCATACAAAGAAACGTCATGGGGATTCGACCAAACTGTTGCACCATGGGAACCTGGTTATGTGTCTAGAATGCCAGATGTGACATACAACGAGGGGAATATTTACTTCAGCTTTGCGCCAACCGCGCAAATGATTAGTAATTTAGGCAGTCGATTTACCTATTTTTACTATGCTCGCTATCAGGTAAACAATGGCGCCATAGAGATAGAGCCGCGAAAACAGGCATTGCTACTTTTACTTTGCCAAATGGAAGTAATGAAATTATTAGTGCTTCGAGAGCCAGGTACGCAAGTTACTACCAAAGGAAATGCAGGTAAAATTCAGTACGGTAGCCCTAAATTAGCGTTTGATGCGTTGGAAGAGGAAGCCCACCGCGTAGCTAAATCGCTATGAATGAAATTATTCTAGACCTTAACACTCGCGCTCTTATCAACTATTTAGAGCGCAGTGTTAACGCCATCGATGGAACCACAGCAAAATTGCTTCGCCGTTTATCGCAAGAAGGTACCAGAGAAGCGAAGCGCCACACCCCTAAGGCAGAAAGTACCCTCACTAATTCAATTCGCGCTAAGCAGCAATCCGCTAGTTTTCATCAAGTGGTAGCTGGTGTTCATTATGCCAGGTATGTGGAAGAGGGCACGGGCCGCGGAGGATGGGTACCAGACCAAACTATTTTAGATTGGATGGACGTTAAAGGTATAACCCCCGACGACGAAGACATGAGCATTGAGCAGCTGGCTTATCTCATACAGACCAAAATTTTCAATCAAGGCACCCCAGCGCAGCCGTTTATGAAGCCAGCGTTTGAACATATAAAAGCGAAAGCGCCAAGCCTTGCGTTGACCTACTTTAAAACTGCATTAGAGGTTAAAACAAAATGACCCCCGAACAGCGGCTTAATACGGTTAAAGATAGCCTTCAGCAAATAGTTGGCATTCACTATGTCACACGAAATTACAGCGATTTAGACACCGAAATGGACAAGCACGAACGCATTTATGCCGTTTTGTCTTCTGGCTTTCCGCAGTTCGGTAGCTTGTACGACACTGAAGACGAAGTGCATAACTTTATGATAGTGGCCCAGCATCTGGTGAACGAGAGCACCACTGGCGAACAAAAAGAAGCCATGGAATTTTCTATGCTCGAGGTAATTAAAGAATTAGTTGCCCAAGATGGTGAAGCGAACGAACCGCTTAACCTTGAACTGGTCAGTGCCAGAACCTCGCGCCAGATGGACCCGATACACGCTTGGGTGCTATTCGAGCTACGTTTTAACGACCTATAACTTTTGCCCTAACGCTGCGCCCCCCTCATTGCCAAACTGAGCACTACAGCAAAAGGGGGCGATCATGCCTATTACAGTTACCAACTCATCTACTAAGCCAGTGCGTAGTGCTGGTGTTAACTTCGCACCAGGTGCAAATACGTTTGAAGATGGTGAGCTTTCCCATGCCCAACTAGCCCAGTTAGAGCCAGTTACGGAACTAAGCCTAAAGCACACCCAAAAGCAGGCACCTGCTGCTAAACCAGCAAAGGAGCCTAAACAATGAGCGCTAAGTATCAAAAGTATAAGGTAAAACGTCTGCTGTTAAGCATGGCGGTGTTTAACGCAGCAGCTAACCCAGCTTTAGTCGCTGGTGAAGATTATATTGCTGCAGGTGAAACGCCAAAGCATATACAAACCAAGAACGCTGAGCTTTCGCTAGAAATTGAAAGTATCGACCGGGAATTGGATGATGCTACATTGGGTTATAAACCCCAGTTGTTGGTAGGCCAGCATTTTACTATTTCAACCGAAGTGGAAATTGCTGGTTCTGGTACCGCAGGCACGGCCCCCACTTATAACGACCTTATCAAAATTAGCGCTTTCTCTGAAACAGTGAATGCCGGTACTGATGTTGAGTATGAGCAGTTAGACGATGACAGCTGGCCCGATGCCACCATTTATTTTTTTCACGCAGGTAGAAACCATAAGGTACTTTCTGCCCAAGCTAACCTAAGCGTAACAATTGCAAACGGTGCACTTCCTACTTACACCCTTACTATTACCGGTACCTATGGCGGCGTACTGAAACAAGCTATGCCCACACCATCGTTCAGCCAAATTAAGCCTGTGAAAGTGGGTAACCAATACACCACGTTTACGCTAGATGGTAGTGAATATGTGCTGGTTAACTACTCTTCTGACCAAAACAACGAAGTGAATTACACCGACTTGCCTGGTTATGAAGGTGTGAGTATTGATGATATTGCGCCAGAAGGTGAAATTGAAATTCTTGCACCTGATCACGCTGACTTCGACCCTTTCGCCATTGTGAACAGCGAAGCGGAGGTGTTTCTACCTTTCTCGCTTCAACACGGAACCACAGCAGGCAATATTGTTACCTTTTCCAACTCCCAGTTACAAATTCTAGGTGTGGGCTACGGTGAATTTGAAGGTAAGCGCACGTTCGTGATGCCGTATGGCGCCATTGGTAAAAACAAAATTACGGTGAGCTAATGCAACTTAAAATTAAACGCAAAGAAAGTGTGGTATGGCCGGTATTGGTAAATATACCGGCAGACGGTGGTGAACTTGAAGAACATCGTTTCTTCGTTCGATTTAAACGCCTATCTGAAAAAGAGTTCGACGACGCAGGCAGTAAAGGCCAAACCCCCTTACTGAAAACGGTACTGCTAGAAGCGGGTGAAACTGAAAGCGGCCTAGAAAAGCTAAGTAATGAAGACAAAACTTCGCTGCTTTCAGATACCAACTACCGTGTTGGTCTTTATAACGCCTATTTGAAAATGGATGCAGGCGTAGCGGAAAAAAACTCCTAGAGGCCGCCCAGTTTTGGGTAGGCCCTAGCGTTACACGTAGCGATAAACAGGAATACATAGCGCAACTAAAAGACGGTTACGGCATGGATGAAGCGCAAATTAACGCGGTTCTCCAAGAAGATGACGATTTCAAGGACCGAGAGCTAGAACTTCTTCCTGAAAATCAGAAAGCATTTTACTGGTTTTTAGATGTTGATGATCTATGGGTTTACACCGAAGGTTTCAGAGTCGCGCTAGATATTCCAGCAGTAATGGCCGATGCACAAGCAGTAGGCCGCAAGTACAGCAAATTGGACTACCAAAAGTTAAGAATTCTTAGCCGCCATGTAGTCTCTACACTTAACGAGCGTGCCAGTGAGCAAAAGTGACCTAGATATAATGATTAACTTACTTGCCAATACCAAAGGTATGCGCAAGGAGTATCAGCAGGCCATTGCACAGCAGGTAGCCCTCAATAAGGAGCTTACCCGTGGTACCTCGCAAGCCACAAGCCAAGCAGGCAGTTTTACCACTTTGGAAAACGCGGTTGGTAAGTTGGATAACCATCTAAAGGAATTAGTGAGCCAACAGGCCGCACTTAACAAGGAAGTTAGCCTTTCTAAGCAAAATACCAATGCTGCCCGTGACGGCTTAGACCGTTATGAGCAAGTGTTAGAGCAATTACAGCGTGAAATGCGCGATGTTATTTCTAGTCAAAGTAGTTTGTCTCGTAGTTTACGTAATACTGACGCGTCTGCCGGCGCAGCAAGCCGAAACATAAAGCAGCTTGAAGTACAAAGCCGAAGCCTGGGCGCAGCCGTTCGGCCACTGGGTGGTTACATTGCTGGCGCTTTTGGAATATTAGCCGCACAAAATGCGGCAATTGGCATCAAAGATACCTTGGCTGAATACCAGCAATTCAGTACTCGCCTTCGTTTTTTAAGTGAAGATACCCAAGACTATGCTAACTCGATGAGCTTCTTAACCCAGCTTGCTGAGGATCATGGCAAGTCGGTGCTTGTTATGGGTGAGAGTTATGCCAGTTTAGCGGCGCTTCGTAAAGGCGACATTATTAGTCAGCAGCAACAGTATGATTTAATGACAGGACTAAGTAATGCGCAAAGCGCATTGGGCGTTAGTACCGACCAGCTGGGCAACCTAATGTATGGTCTGGGCCAAGCGCTTTCACAGCCCACAGTGCAAACCGCAGAATTTAACCAAGTGATGGAGCCAATACCTGGTTTAATGCAGGCCATTACGAAAGCAGCTGGTTTACAGGGCAAAACATACCGTGATTTGGTTTTAGAAGGCGAAGTAACCAGCGCCACGTTCCGTGATGATCTGATTAAGGCATTGGGAGAATACGACGGTGCTGCAAAAGCCAATATCGACAACATTACCGCACAAGAGAACGCACTAGAAAATTTACGTGTTCAGACCATTGCGGCCTTTGAACAGCCTATTAATGATACCTATGGCGCTTTGCTTGAAACCACAGGCGAAGCGTTAACTTTCGTAAGAGACAACGCCGAAACACTCACTACTGCTGTTGAGACATTAACAGCAGTTGCGTTAGTGCGCGGTGCAGCTGCTGTTAGCAATTATGGTATTGCAATAGGCAGAAAAGCCGTGGCCCAGCAAACTGCAACCGCTGCCACCCTGGCAGCGGCCAAAAAACAACACGAACATAACCTATCGTTGCAACTGGCAGCCAAACGTTCACTTGACGTTGCTAGTAATGACACACTTAGAGCTGGCGCATTAACGCGTTTAGCAGCAGCAAACCAAGCCGTTATTGCTAGCCAAAAAGCGCTGAATGTCGCCACTGCGCAATATTCAGTGGTAGGCCGAGCCGCTACAACAGTTGCCCGAGGTTTGTGGGCGGCAATAGGTGGTATTCCCGGTGTTGTACTTTTAGGTACCTATGCATTGTATGAGTGGGCTAGCTCTTCTGACGATGCTAAAAACAGCACTAAGCAACTTAACGATGAAGTAAAATCTCTTCACAACACGTTGAATCCGTTTTCTAAATACACCAAAACACAAGCAGTGGGCGCGCTACAGCGCTATACGGGACAGTTGGAACTTGCCAAGCAACAAGCAGAAGAACTTCGCAAACGGTTCGATAACCCTTATTTCAAAACTACTACGGAAGAAGTTATAGCCGCTGAAAAAGAAGTACAGAGGCTGACAGAAGTTATTGCACAGTTGCAGGCTATTCTTGCCAAGGGCAACGCATCTAACGACCCTGTTGTTAATACCACAGAAATATCAGAGCAGCGCGAAGCAGCTGCACAGCTTTTAGCTGACTTAGAACGCCAGCGTGTACTTTACGGCCAAGTGGGGGAAGTAGCCCGTGTCTCTTATGAGACCACACACGGCTCACTAAAAGACTTAACAGCAGCTGAAAAAGAAGCGCTCATTCTTGCCGCTAAAAAACTCGACTCACACAAGAACGACATTGATGCACGCACCCAACAGAAGAACGCTGCCACGGCGCTAAAAGATGAAGTCGACAAGTTACTAGCGAAGCAACAAGAAGAAATTAGTCTTTACGGTGACTCTAGCCGTGAAGCGCAGGTGAAATATGACATTGAGTTTGGTGCTCTTCAGAACGTTAACGAAGAGCTCAAAAAGAAACTACTTTTACAAGCCAAAGAGCTAGACAACTTAGCACAAGCAAAAGCCCTGCAGTCTCGTGTTGAAAGTATTGCCGTTGGCACCATGACGCCACAGCAAAGAGAACAGACCAACCACAAGAGCAATATCAGAGATTTAGAAACCTATCGAGACAGTCTGCCAGAAAGTGATCTAGCGAAACGCCAAGAAGTTAACCAGCTTATTGAAGCTGAGCAACGCCGTCACGCTACAGCGATGACCGAGATACAAGCTGGTACTAAATCCGAAATCGATGCTATGTGGTCAGATACATTCGACCGATTTGCTTCTGGTATCGGCACTGCAACTGCAGATGCGCTTTTTGAAAGTGAAAATTTGGGAGATGGACTTAGAAATGTTTTCCTCAGCATGGGAAAACAGGTTGTTGCAACGCTTGTTGAGATAGGTGTAAAGCGTTTAGCTTTGGCTGCAATAAACTCTACTGCAGCCACTACTGAATCAGCAGTCGCAACAAGTACCGCCACTGCATCTGGTGCAGCAATTACTGCAGCAATGGCCCCAGCTGCAGCGGCAACCACACTTGCAACGGCGGGTACAAACTCTATTGGTTCAATAGCGGCAATTGCCGCTGTTGGTGCAGCTATTGCCGCTATGTTTGCAGGGCTTTTCGATAAAGGTGGTCACATTCCATCGGGTAAGTTCGGTATTGCTGGCGAATATGGCCCAGAGTTTATCAAGGGGCCAGCCACAGTAACCAGTCGCGTAGATACCGCCAATATTCTAAATAGACACGCCGCTAACGATGGCGGTGGTAGAACGGTTGTCATAAACGACAATAGTACATGGAATGTATCGGGGGGAGACTCAGATGAGGTTATTACAAAACTAGCCCCGTTACTTAAAAAACAAGAAGAAACATTGGCAAGAGCTGGCATGCAACTTAAGCAGGGTAAAGGGCCTGTGTATGACGGCTTTAGGATGGCGCGATGAGTATACCTATTTTTCCACGTTATATTCTGCCCAGTAGTTTACAGTTCAAAATAATCCCAAACAGCATGGTTAATTCCTCGCCTGGCAGAGTGTCGGAAGTTTGGACTCGCCCAGGAGCTTACTGGGTTTTTAGTGGGACCTGGTCACGAATTAGATATGCAGACGGCAGAGTGCTAAGCAATTTTATTGATGCACTAGACGGAAGTGCTGGCGAGTTTATGATGTGGGACTCTACCCATACGCAACTAGGCAGTTGGGCCGGTACCATTGTTACAGACGGTACTAATCAATCTGGCACAGTACTTAGCATTAGAGGTGCTGTGCCCAACACTCTTATAGCCCCAGCAGGTGATAGGTTTCAACTAGATAACTATTTATACAAATTGGTTGAAGACGCCGTAGCTGACCAAAATGGTGAGTGCACCCTGCGCATTCGTCCTCAATTATTTACTGTGCCTACCGATGGCACCGGTTTGGTTGTCAACGACCCTATGAACAAAATGATGTTGCCAGATAATCAACAGGGGTTGAGTTTTGCTAACCGAAAACTGGTAATTCAAGACTTTGGCATTAACGGCTTTACGAGTATTCGCCCATGAGACACGTAGATCCACAAATAGAAAACCTACTTTCATCTGACAGTAAAATGGCGTGCATAATGGGCGAAATAGAATGGCCTACTGGCATAGTAAGGTTTCACGATGGAGTGGGCACGCTAATTTGGCAAGGCGAGAGCTACTATGGCCTTGGTGGGGCTGGTAGTGTGGATATCATTAAAGAAGGTACTGCTCCAACCATAAAACTGAACCTACAAACCAGTGATGCAGCGTTAGTAAGCGAAGCCATAAAAGACGATGCTGCCGGCGGAGACGTTCGTTTATATTTGGGCGTGTTCAACGAAAATCAGCAGCTAACAGCACGACAGCTTGTATATGCAGGGTTAATTAACAAAACCCCAGTGCGTTACAGTGCTCCCCCCACAATATCGGTTGACGTAAACAGTTATGCGCACCGTTGGAATCAACCAAAGCGCTACACCACATACAGCAAAGCAAGCCAGCGCTCAGTTTATCCAAATGACAGTTTTTTTGACGATGTAGAGGCGGTAGCGAAAGGGCCCTTATCAAGCTACAGCGGAAGCAACTCAGTTAGCGGTGGGCACAGATTCCAACACCCCACTAGGAGTCGATAATGCAACGTTACACGGACTGGGCTACTAGGCTCACACAGTTTATGCAAAGCAGGCAGTATTCAAAATTTCAGTGGGGAAAGCACGACTGCTGCCTATTTGCCGCTGATGCGGTACTGGCAATGACAGGTCACGACTATGCAAAGGCGTTCAGAGGGCGCTACCGCACTTCTAAAGGGGCATTGTTGGCGCTTAAGCGCAAAGGGTATGCAGGTATTGACGAAGCATTGACTGCTATTTTGGGTGAGCCTTCGCCTCGTTTATCGGTACGCCGTGGTGATGTTGTGCTTATAAAACACAATGGTGAAGATACGGCTGGCATTATGTTTGGTGATGTTGTGGTACCAAGTACATTGCACTTGGAAACCGTATCTCCTCTGTCTATTCAGAAAGTATGGAGGGTTGGGTAAATGCCTACAGTTGTTGTTGGTGCGGCTGTAGCATTTGCCGCCAGCAGTGTTGTTAGTGTGGGAGTGGCGTTAGCCATTGGGGCTGCCAGTGCGATAGCCTTCGATGCGCTTATGGATTCAATGGTTCCTGACGCGGGCGGTGTTAGCACCGGAAACCAAGATTTAAGAACAGAAAGCAACCCCAACCGACTTATGATTGTTGGTGAAGCTGTAACTAGTGGGCCGATCACAAAATACGAAAAAAGGACGTTCAACCAAAAAGAGTACCATCTGTTTTTTACACCACTGGCGGCGCATCCGTGTGAAAGCGTAGAGCTATATCAATTAGATGGAAAAAGTAGAACGTCGCTATCTGGTTCAGGGTATCGAATTGAGGTCGCATTAGGCCTTCAAACCACAGCGAACCAGTCTGCCATGACAGAAATGGTCAATATTGATGATACGTGTATTGGGCATGGCGTTACGTATGCGTACCACAAATATGAAGTAAACCCCGATATATTTCCCAATGGTGTGCAAGACGTAAAATTTAAAGTACGCGGCATACGTTGCTACGACCCGAGATTAGACAGCACAGCAGGCGGCATTGGAGCCCACCGCGCTGATGATGAAAGCACGTGGGAATGGACTGATAACGCAGCGTTAATCAATTTCTACTGGAAGCGCTTTGGTGGTGCAATCGTTCTACCAATAGAAATGTTCGATTTAGCCAATATCGCATTGGAAGCTAACTTGTGCGACGAAGAAGTGGCATTTATTGACAAAAATGGTGTAACGCATACTGAAAAACGTTGGACATGCAATGGTGTAATTGACCTGTCAAAAGGGCAAGCCTCTGTAGAAGAAGAGTTATTGCGCTCCTGTGGTGCACGTTGGGCAGAAGCTGGCGGTAAATTTTGGCTTATTACTGCAGCATATCGAGGACCTGCAACTGTTACATTGACCGATGACGATCTCAAAGATGACATAGAACGAGACCCTTATACCCCTCTTGAAGACCGTTGCAATGCAGTTGTCGCTGCTTTCATCGACCCAGAATCATATTATCAGCAAACGAACTGCACTGAAATTTACAGCGAGTACTATAGAGATGTGCGCGATAAACGCTATTTACAGCATGCTAGGGAATTAGGCTATACCAATAGCGACACTATGTGTCAAAGGCTAAACCGTATTTATATGGAGCGTGCCGCAGCTGGTGATACGTTACGTGTTGTTGTGGGGTGGAAAGGTATTAAATGCCCCCCTGGTAAAGTTATAAACGTAAACTTTAACGAACACAGTATTATCAATAAAGAGTATGAGGTTTTAGAGTACGAGTTTGATAGTGAACAATTTCTTTGGACATTAATATTAAAAGAAACCACGTCGGCCATATTTGACGACACTGTCATTCCTTCTGAGCGAGATTTAACACCAAATACAAATATTGATAATACGTTTGTCGAATCACCAGTGGATATTACATATCTAACTACGCCAAATGACTCATATCGCCAAGGTACTATTACATGGGCTCATGAATCACCAGAGAGTATTCGTCGATACGTGGTACTCATTACAAAGATACCAGCAGATGAGTTTTCCAAGGTTTATTATCCTACACTACCAACACAAGACATAAACAACCTTGAGGCTGGTAGCTACACTGTTGCGATATCGGCTGAAAATCGTTTTGAAAAGCGAAGTGTCGCAACGTCTATTAACTTCAATGTTAACGCGGCATCTACTCCAACAGACAGTGTTCAGGTAAATGTTTTGCCTGGTCGCGTAATCATTACTGGCCCTACATTACCTCACAACCTGGCGACATATGAATGGCGATACTCGTTTGTTGGCGATTCCGCGTCTGATTTTGATGCCGCACATGACGCCGGTGAAAATACCACTATTACTATCACCAATACCCCACATGACGGTACCGTCTATATATGGTACCGAATAAAAGATGGTGACCATGTTGATCCCAATTGGCGAACGCTAACCATACCCGACCTTGTAGGGGTTAATTCTGAGCAGCTAGACCCCGTCAATATTGTTGAGGCACTCGAACCAACCATAGCGCCAATACAAGCCCAGCTGGACGACCTAGAAGTTAACGTTGAAGACATCAATGTTAACATCGGCGAGATAACATTAGATATTGGCGAGATAACAACTGATATTGCTGAATTAGTGCTGCGCAATGGTGAGTTTGAAGCGCAAACGTTGGCGGTTATGCAGCAGGAGCGTTTTGACCGAGAAGAAACCGAAGCGCTGTTGCTACAAAGTATCAGTGAGAACGCAGCATATCAGCTTGAACTTGCACGTCGCATTGAAGCTGGTGAAGAGCTTACAAATGCGCTGATATATCGGGACCCGTCCCGCGGCTTAATTGTGAACCGCGCCTTTGAGTACTCTGACGAGAAATTCACACAGGCTGCATTGGTGATTGACGGGGTTTCTGGTGAAGTGTCAGCAGTGTCACAGCGTGTAGATTTTGCTGAGGATAACATCAGCAATCTGGTCTCTGAATTAGAGCTGGTACCGGGTTTAATTACAGCACGAGCAACCACAATTGTTAGTGAATCGATTGCTGCGCTTGAACCTGCGTATGCCTTTAATTTCTTTGACTCTGCACAAGACTGGGTAGCCGTAAATGGCACTGTAACCGCAGGTGTTAATGAAATTAACCTAACCTATGGCGATATTGAAAACGCGGCGATTAGTTATAGCGCAGATAACAATAGACTAATTCGGGTTGCAGTAGAGCGTTTAGCCGGTAATGAATGGAATGGTACGGTTATCATTGAGCGTGACGACACAACGACTGAAACGTTTGAGAACTTTGTCGATGAATCACCACTACTACTTATTGATTTCACTGGTATAGCATCGTACAGCGGCACAATTACTCGGTTGCGTTTGATTTTAGGTAACTCTGTTGCTGATGAGTTTTCAATAACATCAATCACCATTGGCAAAGCAGATGCAACAACCGCAGATTTGGCGAACCTTACGGGGCGTGTTAATCAGGCTGAAATAGCTATAGATGCAAATAATGCCCAAATAGCACAACGGGTGACCACATCGTATTTTGATGATAATGCAATTACGTTTTCAAACGTTGAGCAAACTATTGATGCATTAGAATCAATTATCCAATTACAGGCCATGCGCCAATCTCTGATTGACGGCGATATTATCCAGAAATCAAACAGTGCTGCGCTCTTCATTAACGGTCAGACTGGTACTATTCAACAAATTGTACAAACGTTTGAGCAGGATATCGAAAACGTTGAAACGACCATTACGGATGTACAGTCGCAAATCGATGGGCTAGGTATTACTGACCAAGTGGTTGGTCTGTCATCACAGCAACTTGAAAACTACGATTTACACGCAGCGCTGTTACAGCAAATTGCCAGTGACCTGGATGACTACTTGCGTGATGCCGAAGAAGACCAATCTGTCGCGTTAGCGCTTAATCAACTGACAATTGATGTTTCACCGAGTGGCGCAATTGCTACGGATGTAGAGTCATTGCGCACCGCTACTATACATAACGGTGAACTGATTACCGCAACAAATGCGCGATTGTCTCAGGCGCAAACTGACATCGAGGGCAATGCGTCTGCCATTGAGCAAGTTAACCTATCAGTAACGGGGTTAAACGGTGCATTGACGAGCGCTATTTCACGGATTGACACTGTCGAGATTGATGCTGATAACAACGCAACGGCAATTAGTTTGCTACAGGGCCGTGCTTCGAGTTTAGAAGATGAGGTAACCGCTAATTTTTCATTGCTACAACAGGCTAGCACTACAGCAGAAGAAGCGGATGGGCGTTCGACCACCAACGCTACCGCCATTACCCAAATTCAAAACGAAGTCAGTACATTAGATGGTGCGGTGACCGCTGCGGCCAATCTGGCACAACAAGCTAATACCACAGCTGAAGAAGCTGACGGGCGTTCGACCACCAACGCTACCGCCATTACCCAAATTCAAAACGAAGTCAGTACATTAGATGGTGCGGTGACCGCTGCGGCTAATTTAGCTCAGCAAGCTAATACCACCGCTGAAGAAGCAAATGGGCATTCAACAACCAACGCGACTGCTATTACCCAGATTCAAAATGAGGTTAGCACATTAGATGGTGCAGTGACCGCTGCGGCTAATCTGGCACAGCAGGCCAATACCACAGCAGAAGAAGCGGATGGGCGTTCAACAACCAACGCGACTGCCATTACCCAAATTCAAACGCAAGTAAATCATGCAAGTACAGGGCTTAGCGCGACAAACACGTTGGCGCAACAAGCAAAGATTATTGCTGAAGAAGTAGAGGGAAGTTCAAGCGTAAACGCATCAGCGATAACCCAGCTGTCATCGAGTGTCGAAACAGTAGATAGCCGCGCAACATCCGCGTTGACACTAGCTACAGAAATAAACACGGAGCTTGATGACTATCGTGCAGTCGCACAGTTGGCGGTTGATGCAAACGGGAATGCAGCACTAATTCAATTGGGGGCTACACCGGAATCATCAGAAATTCTGTTTAGGTCGCTTAAGTTGATTATTCAAAACAGCGCCGGTGAATCAAAGCTGTACCTAGATAACGCGAAAGACGAACTCGTCTACCGTGGCGATATTTACGCTGAAGGAGGTTACTTCAAGGGTACGTTGCGCTCTGCAAAAGAGGAGAGTATTGGTGAAAACTTTATGTTCCTACAAGACGTCGACGGCTTTGGTCCCGACGACTTAACACTCTATCGCGGCCCCAAATTCCTAGATGCCAACAACAATGTTGACTATTCGAAGGTAACGAAGGCCAACGCTACAGAATGGCGAGATATTGAAAATAATGCGTACTTTGGTGGTTCGTTGAGTGCCGGTATTCCGAAAAACTCAGGCAGAACCACGCTCATTACATTAAACCCGAGTATTGAGGTAGGTCCGTTCGGCACACTGGGGTACCAGAAGCAGATTGTTTTCACTGTAGCCTGGCGTGGACGCCTAACACAAACTGGCCAATGTCCTAACGTCAACTTCACGCCTACCTGTACAGTGAAACTTCAAAGAAAAATCGGTACTGGGGGGTGGGTAACACTGCAAACAAATACCGCCAGTGGCTCATTAACACATACGTATGTCGGTGAGCTTAACCGGTGCACGTCCAATGAAATTGTAGATGCAAGTTGGACATTCACAGATACCAGTCATCGTCAGGTTGATGGGAATGGGCAGGAAACCATTATCACCGACAATTACTCATACCGCGTTTTAATCAGTAACCAGCAACGCTATCACGCATCGCAGTTTATCACTTACCAAGAGGTGAGTGTCATCTGTACCGAAGATACGACTAACTCAGACGAGACAACGAACTAAGGGGTTGATAATGCCAGCAACATTCTGGACAGGTTCAAACCTGTCATTCACAAACGGGAGTAAAACCGTCACGGTAAACACAGGTTCACCGTTAACCAGTATTCGGCCTAACTCGTCACTTACGACCAGTAACTACAATGAACCTGTAGAAATTGAAAGTGCCGTTGGAAATACAATTACGCTCTATTCGCCATGGCCTGGCAGTACAGGAACCTTCGCCGCTACCATTACGCCGAGTGCAGCTACGGTCGCAGCAGCTGGGCAAGCTGCACAAGAAGTCGTTCAGGAAATCAAAACGCTTGTCAGTGGCTCAAGTGTCGCAGCATCAGCGAACAGTTTTGTAAAGCGTGATACGAACGGTTGTGTAAAAACAGCAACTCCTGAGGAAAATGATGATGCGGTGAATAAAGGGCACTTAACCTCACAGCTTAACAGCGTCGCTCAAAGTTTCCCTGTTTCATCCCCCAATAGCCAGGAAGCGTATGTGGGTAAAGTCCTCTACGGTGGGTTTGGAGCTGTCACGACAGGAGGTGTGGCCGATTGGAATGATGTAACTAATGCAAGGCCTGGTTGTGGGTATAGTCTGCTACGAGGCGACCAGGCTAACGGAAATGGAAACCCTGCATTTTTTCATACATTCTCGTTCGAATATGCATCGAAGGATGGTACTGGAAACCTAGCCCAGTTCGGTGTTGGTTATAATTCTCCAGAACTAATTATGCGCAATCGATTTGGTGGTATCTGGGATGGCTGGGCGCGATTTTTCAACGACAAAAACCTAAATGTAAGCACATTTGGCGACCTTATCGGCTCGTTGGTATTTCATGGTTACAACGCGTCAGTGTCGACATCTGTAGTGTATCAGTCGTTAAACTCTCGATTTGGACCAACGGGGATTAGTGTCGTTGGAACGTTCTCGTTAATAGGCGCTAGTGGCGCAGTAATCCGTTCAGGAATAACGTCAGCAGACATAGTCATGGCAGTTCAGTCTGGCAATCGTCTATTAAAACTATTTGTGAATGGTTCAACAGGTCTAACAGTTAATGAGCCTGTTGAACTGCGCACTGAATCAAACGCCTCAAGAATTACGGTGAATTTCTAATGCTAAAATTTATTAAAGAAAGTGACTGGGGTCTTGTAGACTCCTTTAAAGAAAATCCAGACGGTTCAGTAGCATGGACATGGAACGAGGGCGTGGGAAAACCTGCGCATTCTGGTGTTATTTTCAACGGGCTATTCCGCATTGATGAGAACGAAACCACAATTGATATCTGGCAAACCATGCTAACCAAAGAAGCCAATAACGAAATTTACATACAATGGCTATCTACTGAGCAGCGTGAAGATATTCAGGCAGAAATTGACGCAAAAGCAGCAGCACAGCAAGAACGCCTGCAAAAGCTAGATGCATTTACCTTTAAAGGTGTGAGCTGCTCAGTATGTGAAGCCGACCAAAATGGCTGGGAAGTTATCACCGCACGCATGACGCGATTACTCGATGCTGGTACAGCATGGCGCGACATCCCATTTTTTATGGAAAACGGGAATCATGTTATTTTGGAATCAGAACAAGAGTGGCATGATTTTGTAGAGCAAGGCTGGCAGGCCCGTGAAGCGTTGATGATGGCGAGACTGACCCAGTAAATCTGGGTCATTGCGGGAAGTGAAATTCATAGCAGTTCATTTCTGTTTGCAAGTCTCTTCTTCAATATTGCTAACCGCTCTTTGAGTATGGATAGCTCGATATTCTCAGAGTTGATGGTCGCTAATAGATTACCGGTTTTGTAGTGCATTAATAGCGACTCCAACTCGTTTATCCTTATCTTAATTTGCTCAGCTGACGCTTTAAGCTTCTCTTTTTGCTTTAGCTGTAAACTTATAGCCCAGGTTGATAGTAAGCAAAGGGTGAAAACAACCACCAGTTCAGGGATCTGTTCGTTGATACCCCAAAAAATAAAGGCACCCAAAAAATAACAAAGGCGAATTGCGTTACCGTAGTTTACACGCAGCATATAGACTGGCTCCTTAGCATCTTCTAGTTGAAGAAAATTCAAACAATGAAGTGATCCTAACCTGCTTTTCAGCAGCGCAAGCTCATCAGGATGGCAAAAAATGTCGTTCTGATTAAATAATCTACCTTTTAACGATTCATTTGCCCTAACACTGCGCCAGTCAATTATCAACAATAGCCCTAGTAAATCTCTTTGATGAATTGACAGGTAATACTTATGACGACAACTGAAAAGCTAGGGCCAACAAATTGGCTGTACCACAATTCAGGAACGTTAATACTGTCGTTACTTATCTTCTTAACCCAATTTGTTTTTCAGGATATCCAGTCAAAAGACAGCCAGCTTCAAGAAGAAGTTAAGAAACTCAACATTCAAATGGCTGAGCTAAAAACCAGCATTGGCCCCATGCTTTCCACCTTTAATCTTGTTAACCAAAAGCGCTATACCACCGAAGATGCTGCACGAGATCAAGAGCAGTGGCGTCGTCAGTTTGAAGAAGTAAAAAGCCAAATGCGTGAACAACAGTTGGTGAACAAAGACCTAAACGATCGCCTTGTTAAAGTAGAGCTTAAGTTTTGAACGTTGAACTTTTACGGCACAGTACCGATGATGAAGGTACACCAGGTCATATTTACATTGGCCCATGGACAGCTCACACACTTGAACTACCATGGCGCAACAACCTTCCAAATCTTAGCTGCATTAGCTCAGGTACATACGCATTACGCTTAGTTAAAACTCGTAAACCCATTGGCGGTCGGTCTCACCTTTACCTCATAGAAAACGTGCCACAACGAAGCGGCATTTTGGCGCATGCGGGTACCTTTGCAGGTAACAAGGAAAAAGGTTTTAAAACCAGTGTTTTGGGTTGCCTGTTAATCGGCTACCGCATTGGTACCTACCAAAACCAACGAGCAATATTTGATACACGCAGGGCAATAGGTGACTTCAACAATATTCTAGCTGGAAAGCCAGCTAGCATAACAATTACCAATGCATGGGAGAAAAATCATGTTTGAGTGGATAGGTGATGCGTTAATGGCAGTCGTCGGTGGTGGCGCTACAGGTATTTTGGGTTCTGCAGTACAAAGTTATTTTCAGTTTAAAACCAAAGTACTGGAAAACGAACAAGAGAATATCAGGCTGGCTCACGATGCAAAAATGGTAACAATTGAAGCTGATGCCAACTTAAGAATTGCACAGCAGGAAGCAGCTGCTCAAGCTGATAACAATGCATTTATCATGCAAACGGCCAGTTATGAACATGACAAACGAAATTATATGCCAGAAAATGGGGCGCCAACATGGATTGTTGCAGCACTGGGTATAGTAGATGTGATTCGCGGCCTTGTTCGTCCGTCATTAACAATTTATGTGGCAGTCGCTACCACGATTATTCTAGTGGAAGCAAATGGACTTATTGAATCGGTTAATGGAATTGGTGCAGACGTAAGATTAAACGCAGCAATGGAAATTTGGCGGATGGTGGCGTATATCGCCACCACTATTTTCTTTTGGTGGTTTGGCCAACGCCCACCTAAAAAGTACTAGTGCACACTGGCCCGTATTGCGAATTCTAATTCGGTAGGCGTTATTTGGGATACGGGCTTGTGCATCTCTTCTAGTGTTTCAACAACCTCTAACTTAGTTTTTTTATCTAGTTTGTCCGCAAGATCATACTGTTCAGCAAAGTCGATAATTTTGTTTAAAACTTCGAGTTTGTCATCCATAGAGAATGTGAAAAAGCCGGTAGTGCTGTCGTTCTCAACTTTATTAAAGAAATTACTGATATCTACATTGATAACGTTTGTTGAGCAGTTGTTTACCAGACCTTTGTGGTTGTGATCACCCAACAACTTATAAGTCCCAAACTGACCCCGACCAAATGCACTAGCATTCAACGCGGACATTTCGAAAGGTTTAATATTGCAGCCTGTTAATGCTGCTGAAATGACTTGAGGATTATCGTAAGGGCCCAAAAGTGTTTCGATGTGGTTGTAGTCTATTTTCTTACCCTTGAACTCATATGATGCGGGTTGCACCAATATCACAGCAGTTGTATGGCTACGCTCGTTCATATTTATATAGGCATCATAAGGCGCATCTTGCGCGTGAACACGAAGCATATTTTCAAATTCTGCTGCGTCGGTGTAGCTATCCAGCATAAATGGCGAGCCCTTACCTTCTAACAACCAATTTAGGTTCACATGCTCAGTTCGCATGATAGCAGTCAGTATGTCAGTACCCGGTACAACATTGCTAAGCAAACGCGCAGCGGTTCCCGACGACAGGCCTAATTTCTTAGCCCAAGGCGTAATTTTTCTATCAGCTACTACCCATTCTAGGCGTGCTGTAAATTCATTTTCGTGTGAATGATGCATATTTTTATTCTAAAACGGTATTAAAAAACCCAAAAAATGAATTTAAATCCCAATTTTTGAACTTATAATGATTTGTGTATTTACTTGTATACATATTAACTCAAAAAAGAGGATTTCGCAGTGTCTAGTGCAAATAACACCCCTATGTGCTTTCGCCCCAGTGCTGATTTGAAGCAGCGCATTAAAGCCGTCGCAAAAAAGGAACGACGTTCTAGCTCTCAAATTATTGTATTGGCTATTGAAGAAGGTATTCAAAAGCTTGAATCAGCATCTTTCGCTACTACAGCAATTCAGGAGTAAGTCGTCATGTCTTCACTTGTTGAAGTAAAGCACAGTGCGCCTGAAAGCGCTGTAAGAAAAAAGTCTAATAATTCACATGCTCTTAAAGGTGTATTACGAGTAAAACTTTCTCTAAACACAGTGATTGAGAGGGATAAAAACGGATATAGCCTCACTAACATGGAAGCGAACCGTTACCACATAGCCTACGGTTTAACCCTCAAAATTAGGAGTTTTAAGGTTGTTTTTAAGGACCAAATAATAAAAAAGGCAAGCATGTTTTTAATGCTTGGTGACTGTATTTCTTATGTTCAGTCTATTTCACTTGATGATTTCCGCGCACTTTTCCACGCATTTAAACCAGAAGTTGTAAACGATGAATTGAATTTGCTTTCAACAAGCGAAGAAGAAGTGATTGCCACGGGCACGGACCAGGTGCCCATGGCAGGAACTAACAATGCATAACCATGAGGATGATCTAATGCAAAGTCAGCGTAACTATAACGCAGTTTTACATTCTGCGCACCTGTTGCTCAAAAGCCACCCACAAGCTGCTGAGCTATTCGCTTACACCTTGGGTAAAACAGCGAATACCGTTAGAAATGAATTAAACCCTAATTTACCCAACCACAAACTAGGCCTTATTGATGCCATCGAAATGATGGCAACAACTAACTGCTTCAGCTTGCTCTATCAAATTAACGCCCTGTTGGGTTTTGTGGCTGTGCCTGTTGAAGCAAGTGCAAAAACGGAAGGTAAGCTTCTTGACCAGTTCTGTGAATGGCAGGCATCCGTTGGTCAAACCTGCCAAAGCATTTATGACGCCATTGAAGATGATGTCATTACCCCCCTTGAATTAAACAGCATAACACGTGCCGGAAACATCAAAGTTGCACACTGGTTCAAGATGCAAGTTGTTCTTCAAAACAAAGCGGAGGCAGACCATGCAGCATTCAAACGTTAAGCCGTTGCCAGTTTATGAGACTGAAGCTTCACAAAGAGAGAGAGGCGACATGTCACCATTTCAACTTCAACTCATTATAAAGCGTCAAAAAGTTCAGCTTTGTCTTCAAGAGACCATGCTTAAAGCGCTGCTCAATTTACAGTACGCAGACTTGGACGAGCGCCAGCGAAAAGGGTTTAACGAGGTGGTTCGCATTAACGCCAACATGCTGAAGATGGAGCTTCCTAATGACTGATGTTTACAGTGTTCCAACCGCTTTGCGAAAGGCAGGCATTCACTCTGTGAGTACTAACCGAAGTGCCAATCAAACCCTTGTTCTGAAGCCTGGCGCAATTGGTTTGTTTTTTGGTGAGGAACTAGCAGAACGCTTATTAGCAAAACAAAAGAACAAGGAGTGCGCTAATGGCTGAGGTTAAAAGTTTCACAAGAGAAGAGGAAAAAATGCTGTTTAGCACAATACGCAAATTTAAAGACATTGAAGCAGAGCGAGACCTAAATTGGATGCTGCTTATGCGTTATACCGCTCGTCGTGTTGAAACAGTACACCTGCTAAACGAAGAAGATGCCCTTCAAGCACTAGATAAAGGCTACCTGCACATTTCATCACACATGCAAAAGGGTGGAAAAAAAGGCAATAAACGCGGTTTGAATAAGAAGCAAGAAATCTACCTTGTTGACGCAGCTAGAAAAGCCCTTGAAGCGTTGCTTCGTATCCGTAAGAAAATGATATCTGTATCACCCGAAAAGCAATATGACGACAAAGCACTTATTTTATCCCGTCGTAGAAATCGCATGAGCATTCGCAGTTATCAAGAGCGAATGACTCATTGGTGCAATATGGCCGGTATCGTCAAGGCATCCCCTCATTGGCTTAGACACACGTGGGCTGTTAGACGACTTCAGAACGCAACAACCGGCACAGCATTGAGAGAGGTACAAGAAGTTCTAGGTCATGAGCATATAACAACTACCCAAGTTTATACCCAGCCAAGCCGTGACGATTTACGCAAAAGTATGCAGGAGGCAGCACTATGATTTTTGTAAAGAAAGCATTCAAGCCACTGCGTGAGGAAATAGCGAGTCAGCGAAAACGACTGTTAGCTGACGCCAGACGACGTGAAAAAGAAGACAAGCGTTTATTAACTCAATGCAACGAAGGAGCTGGTGAACATGGAAGATAACTACATTTACAACCAGGACAAAAACCTACGTACCACATTGGGAATGGTGAATTATTTTCCTATGCACATGCCAGGTATGGGGCCGGTATGGTTAACCATTGTTAATTGCGAAGATAAGTGCTCTGGCAATTGGAATATAAAAAAAGTTACACAGGCTTAGTAACTGAAAAGCATAACACTCAAGCCATTCAACAAGTCATGCACACAGGATCAAGCACTAGCACTATGAGCGAGTGGTTGCGTTTGGAGGGGCGTTAGAAATGTCTATCAGTAACCCCTTTAATCAGTGTGATGTTCAACAGCTAGAAGCGCAACTAGCCATTGCTGAAGCAGAATTAATTAAGCGCTTGAAAGTACAGAGAGCTAAGCAAAAAGGTGAATGGTGTGAACTATTGCCTAATTCAGAAGCGCTAAGCGATTTCATAGTGAACAACACCGACATTGTTGAAACCTATGCAGAACTAATCGTTATTAAGTCTCTGGTCAATATAGCTATTAGCTTAGCTAAATCTTCACCGCTTAACTAA